ATGACACAAAAAAATGAATTATTCGGAAACCTAACAACAATAATCAAATTCGTAGTAATGACTATAGCACCATATTTGGCCTTAACCGCAGATATGCAGAATCAGTTAATCGCAGTGCTCGTAGCAATTATTGGTTTCGTATTGGCTTATCTTGATGCGAAACACCCAAACACCATATTAGACAACACTACCAATAATGATAGTGCGGAGTATGATAATGATGACACAGCATAACACATTAACCTGTGTAAACGAAGACAGAATAGTAACATTAGAAACCAAAGCAAATCATAGGCAACATGAAATCAATGAATTCAAAAAAAGAATAGACAAACTAGACAGTAACTTGGATAAATTATGCATTAATGTAGCTGAAGTAAACAGTATATTATCCACTCTTAAATGGATACTCGGAATAAGTATCGCATTATTCGGAGGAATATTCTGTTTTCTGGTAACAGAATTGATTAAATTATTATAATACATCCTGTATCGATACAATATTAATGTATCGATACACAATAAATACAAAAAAATACATTAATGGAGGTAGATGAAGATGCCACCAAAGCCTAAAGTAGAAGTGTCACCTCATTATGATGAAATTATTGATTTATTATTGGATGGTAAAAGTTCAAGGGAGGTTTCTGCTTATTTGAAGAAGGAATATGGTGAGGTTATTGGGCATAATGCTATTAGTAATTATAAACGTAATCATATGAAATTAGAGGAGAAAGTGGAGGCTGAAGCTAATAGGTTGTTAGCTAAGAAAACTGCTGAAGTGGTTGATGATAGTGTTAAGAAGAAAGCTGAAACTATTGTTGATGTTGAATTGGAAACTCAAACTGTAGCTAGTCAAAGTGCAGAATTATTAATCGGTTTGCATAAAGTAGCTTCAGATTTCCCAGAGGATTATAGGCGGATGAAAGAAGCTGCTGAATATGATGATTCAAGAGTAACTTGGAAAGATGTTGCTAATATGAGTTTGCAAGCAAACAAAATTTCTAATGATTTCTTGAAAAATACTGATGTTAATGTTAATGTTGAGAATAATAATTTAACAACTTATTTTGATGAAGAAAAAATAAGGAATATTTTATATGCTAAGCGAGAAAGAAATAAGTGAAATCTTAAATGATTTATATCTTTTTTATCGTGTTTTCATCACATCAAAATATGAAACAGATGTTGAAGCTCCACACATTGATAAATTATCAGAGGAGTTAACTGCTTTAACTTTAGGTGAGTATGAACGTTTGTGTGTTGCAATGCCTCCAAGGCATTCCAAATCATCTATGGTTACTTTAGCTTATCCTTTATGGTTAATATTCCAAAACCCACATCTTAATATTCTTATAGTTTCTAATGAAGCAAGCTTAGCAGAAACATTTGGTATTAAACTAAGAGAATACATTAAAAAATATGGAGCATACTTCGGAGTACACCTATCAGAATCAAAACACAGCAGTACTCATTTAATGTTCGAAGACAAAAAGGGTTTAGCAGGAAGTATTAAACTAGTAGGAGCTAATGGTTCTATTACGGGTAGAGATGCAGACTACATTATCATAGATGACCCGTATAAAGGATTTGAGGATATCACACCAACATTACTGCAAAAAAGGATTGATTGGTTTGACACTATTATTGAACAAAGAATAGAATCCCATACCAAACTAGCTATACTGCACACTCGTTGGCATAGTAATGATTTGCAAGGTTATTTTAAAAAGAACCGTAGTGAAGATTATCATTTCATAAGCTTCCCAGCAATCAAGGAAAATGGTGAACAATTATGGCCTGAAAAATATACGATTGAAAAATTGGAAAAGAAAAGAGAAAATATTGGTGAGCGATTATTCCAATCTATTTTTCAACAAAAACCAATAGATGATACCAGTGATTTCTTCGATTTAAACAAATTTCATTGGCATGCACCTCCAGAAGAATTAACAACCATTCAAATGTGTCGTGGATGGGATACAGCTTCAAGTGACCCTGGTAAAAATGATTTCACAGCAGGAGTACCTATGTACCTGTTAAACGATAATAAATCTATACTTATAACTGATTTTGTTCATGGGCAATTTGGTAAAGACACAAGTCAAAAAATAAAAAATCAGATAATACTTGATGGACATGATAATATTTCAATAATTGAAACTGGAGTAGCTGCCGCAGGAGCATTACTTTATGATAACTGGGAAGACCAATTACCTGGGTACTTCCTGGAAAGAGCTATACCTGTACCAAATAATAGTAAAGCAGACAGAGCAACACCACTGAAAGATTATATTTACGATGGACATGTATATGTTGATATTAAGGATAATAATCTCCGTAAAATATTCCAAGATGAATTTCGTGCATTTCCTAATGGAGAACATGATGATATTGTTGATGCAGCTGCACATGTATTCAATTATATTAACCAAGAATTTATTGGGAATGATATCTTTGAAATCGTGGAAATCTAATAAAAAAATATGGAAAAGGAGAATTATATAATATGGGATTTTTTAACAACATCAAAAAAAGCATAATGAAACTACCTGGACTACGAAACCCTGAAAATGATTCATTGCTCTATGAATTCATGAACAATTACCATTGGGCATTCACACAAGCCAACAAAGATACAGGAGACCTACAAACATATTATGACTCATATAATAATGTTTTTGTTAAATCATGCATTAAAGCATACATCAGATACAGCCTAATAAACGGATTCACTATTACCAACAATTATGGTGAAGAAGTAAATCCCATAACAGCTAATTACTTAAATAACTTATTCAATGATCCTCAGGGAAAATTAAGAGCAGATACATTTGCAACACTCAACGATTTAATATGGAAATCATGGAAATTAACAGGGGACTGTTTTATAGAAGTTAACCATAAAAAAAATTATGGCAACATACCCATTGGTTTTAAACATATACCTACAGAGTTAATCTGTTATCATAATGATACTAGTCAATGGGGTCTTCGTAATACAGATTACAGGTTTGAAGATGATGAAATAATACATATATATGAACCTAGACCCGAAGCTAAAAACTATCTATGGGGTATTAGTGAAATAGACAGTATTGGATTATCTATTGCATTAGAATTCAGTGGTTTAAAACATAACAAAGAAATGTTTGATAACAGTGGAATGGATCCGCGAGGAATATTATCATTTGATAAAGAAACAAGTAATGTAAGTATTCAATCTTTTATTAACAGAATGAAGCAAGATAAAAATAAAAAAGGTTTGCTTACAGTTAAAGGAGCTACTTATCAAAGCACAGGTAATAATAACCGTGATTTGGATTTCCTTAACCTACTAAATTATAGTCGTGACCGTATATTAATTGGTTTTCAAGTGCCTCCTGCTGTGATAGGCATTGTTGAAACAGCACACTTAGGTAGTGGTACAGGGGATAGTCAAGAAAAATCTTTTAATAATACTTTGTCTGGGGATTGTAAGATTATTGAAAATGCTTTTAATAAAGTATTAGGTAGGTCTGGGTTTAAAGAGGTTTTTGAGTATAACCATATGGATTTGGAGAATAAGTTGACTCGTGCTCAGATAGAGGATATTCAGTTGAAGAATGGTGTTAAGTCTATTAACGAGGTTCGTTTGGATTATGGTTTGAATCCTGTGGATTTGGGTGATTTACCTTTAAACCAAAACCTAAACATGAGCCCTAATAATTCTAATGTGGATTTACAAGTTAAAAGTCTGCAAAAAGCTTTGACAATGGAAAGGTTAAGGCGAGAATATGATTAAAACAAATGAACAGATAGAAACAGATAAATTATTATTATCATGTACTGGTTTATGGGAGGAATTCCGTATAAACAAAACCAAAGACCCCATAAACGTACAAGAATATTATAATCTGATAAGTAACTTACTTGACCAGCAATTAAACCATAGTAGAATGTGGTTATCATCACCACATGCTAAAGAGTATTATTATGCAGAAATGCAAAGACAAAAAGAAATACTCCAAAGTTTAGATAGGGAATGGGATGATTTATTAGAGCAGACCTATGAAAGTGTTGATGATTTAATCGAACGAGTATATGAATTAGGTAAACAGAAAGGATACAATGACATTAAAGAGAAACTTGTATTCACAGACACAGACAAGGAAGCATTAGACTTTGTAAGACAATATAATTTTCATTTAATAAAGAAATTAAGTGATGATTTACGAAGTAGTGTTAAAAACAATATTACTCAAGCTGTAGCTACTGGTGAAAACCCATATAGTTTAGCTAACAAGATAGTTGAATTGGGAGTAAAACCTTTAGAAGGTAGTACTTTAAGTGCTAAACAAAGAGCTGTGATGATTGCTAAAACAGAAGTTAGCAGAGCACAAAACACAGGTATTTTACAATCCTATGTTAATGAAGGCTATACTGAAGTTACTATTCTAACTGCTGAAGATAGTAATGTTTGTAGTTTATGTTTGGATAATGCTTATTTATTTAATAAAAGTGAAGATAAGGTTTATCATCCTGGTTTAAAAGATAATGTGCATCGCATAAGTGATTTGGATGAGGATAGTATGTTGCCTTTGCATCCTAATTGCCGTTGTACTTATTTGAGTGTCTGGGACAGTAGAGATACTGATGTTGAACCATACACAGTTAACTTAACACCATTATCAAATGATGAACTTAATATTTTAAGAAATCTTTTCTCAAATGGGAAATTAAACAATGAAAAAGATTTATGGGAATATGATTACAAAGGAATTAGAAATTCTTTATCTAAAGAAGAATTTGAAAAAAGACTTTCAGGATTTATGGATTCAAAGACTATAAGCATTTTAACTGAGGATTTATTTAATTTTCAAAAGAATGTTCATTTTATTAATATTGAGCATGGTTGGGCAATAACAAATAAAGGAACTGTATCAGGGATTTTTTCAAATGGGGCGAATAAAGAAGTAGCTTTATCTACTACTTTTTTAGAAATTGCAAAGGAAGATAAAGGTATTTTATATTTAATTCATAATCATCCAAAATCAAACCCCCCATTACCTTCTTCTGATGATTTAGCTTATTTTACTTCATTAGAAATAAAATATGGTTTAGTAACAAATGAAGAAGGTACTTTTATTCTTAAAAACAATAAATCTTCACAAAATAAAGACAAATATAAAGAAATCTATGAACTTGGTGTAAAGATTGAAGATAAAATGAAAGAGCATTTTTCTACTGATACAGGTATGGTTCCTCCGCCTACTTTGTATGAGGGTAAACCTGTTAAGGAATATACTTCTGAAGAGTTAAAATATTTTAAAGAAAGAGATAAATATGTTAATGAACATAAAAATAAATATAAAAAATTATATGAAGATGAATTATCAGATTATGGTTTTGAAATTGAATTTTTATATTAGAAGGAGTGTTGTTTCATGAGATACTTTGAAGTTAATGGTCTTGATGCGGGTCGTCGTGTTGGTTACGGGACATTTAACACTGATCATAGTGCTTACATAAGAATCCTTGAAACTGAGGAGGAAAAGATGGAGCATATGAGAGGGATGTATAAGACTAATCCTAAAGCTTTTGCTGAATGGAAGGAATGGTGTATGTATGTACATCTTTTGACTGATATTTTTGGTACTCTTGATGATCCTAAAGAATTTGATGAAGAAAAACTATTTGCAAAAGATTAAACCTTTACATTTTTTTATCTTTTTTATTATAACTATTAACATTGGTGATAATTATGGATTATAAAAAATGGCTTTTAGATAATTATACCTTTTTTGAAGATATAGTTGAATTTGAAGGATCATATTTTCTTGAATTTTGTTTAAAAGAAGATGCTATCTGTTTTGTTAAATTATGTTGTGATGTTGAAGTTCCATTTTCTTATTATCCTCCTTATGGGATAGCTATTGAGATTTCTCATTTAGAAAATTTAATTAAAAAATATGAAATAGATGAAGAACCAAATTTCAATCAGAAAGTGTTGTTTGAATCTCATCCTCTTTTAAAACTTCATTAATTTCACCATCACCTAAATCTGTTATTCCTTTCACTTCTTTTATTTTATCAATTAAATCAAAAGTTCTATTTTTTGCAGTTTTTACAATTAGTTGATATTGTTTAGCGTATATTGTAATATTACCTTGTACACGAGGTTCTTGTTCATCAGGTGAAATAGTATGGCCTAAAACATATCCAATTATTTTTGTGTTACTATTACAATGTCCGTGTTTTTTAATTTCTTTAGCATAGTTTACAGCTTGGGTCATTTCATCATCACCTATATTATGCCCTCCTTTTTTTAATTCTATTATTAAAATTTCATCATATCCCTCAATAACATCACTATCCTCTTTATATGAATAGCTTGAAAAAGTTCCCACAGTAGAATTATCCAACACTACAAAATCTGGTCTTTTTTTATTATTTTCACTAGAATAATCTTCAACACCCAATAATTCTACAATAACTTTATTCATAGTTTGATTAGAAGTATATCTTGTTGTACCTTCATATTTTGGATGGAAAATCCAAAGTCCCTCTTTAAATAAAGGTTGTAATTGTTGAACTTCTTTAGCTTTTGGATCATCAGTTAATAAATCAATCTTTTTAATTAATTCTAATCTTTTATATAATTCATTTAATACAAAATATGCATCATCTATGCTCCATTTATCTATAATTTCAGTTAATTTATCTAATTCTTCAGGAGATACATTAACTAATTTTTCAAAGAATTCATATTTTCTATTTGATAACTCCATTGTAGTAACTACTTTCAAAATATTTGATAAATCTTTATTGTTTAAATGATTACACTTTTCTAATAATTTTTCAACAAATACTCCGATTTCATGTTGCTCAATAGGATTTAAATGTTTAATATTATTTTTTGATTTAGTTAAAATAGATATTTTTCTTTCTTTTTTATTTGCTGATATGATATTGCTCATTATCTTGTTAATTTCATTGGAAACAATATTCTTAACATTATTAATTATATTATCATCTTTAAATCCTGTCCAATCAGTTTTAACATAATCTTCTAGAAAATCTGCGCATATTAAAAACACATATTTATTTTCTTTATTATTTCTTGAATCTAAGTTAACGCCCAATTTTTTCCACTTATCATGCTCAACATATCTATTTTTAACCCACCAAACTACTTCATAAGTGGATAGTTTCTTATTATACTGATCTTTTGGAATTGAATAAATTTTAATAAGTTTATCTTTATCATCGTCAAAGTAAATTTCTTTGCATCTATAATCATCTTTAAAATCAAATAAATCGATTTTTTCATTATTAATATAAATATTAAAAGTAGAATCAGCACCAAATCTTAAACTAATAATTTCCTTTAAATCATCTAATTCAACATATCGTTCATTAATTGGACATTTAATATATGTTCCATTATTATATTGGCCATCCATATTATCAAAAGGTTCGTTTATTCTTTTTATTTCTCTTAAAGATGCAAAATTCGCCTCTGATCTCATAACTTTAAATGAATTTATTTCACCATTTTTTGATGTGGATATTTTGTAATTATCTGAAAAAGAAAATAATCCTAATCTTCCCCTACCATTTTTTCCAATTATATTTCTATCATCATGTGTTTTCATTTTAGAGGGAAGATTATTTTTTCGTTTATCATACCCAATTGTAGTCCATTTTTCAATAAATTCCTCTTTTTCCATTCCATCTCCATCATCTAATATTGTAAAAAATTCCTCAGATTCTCTTAGAGTTTCAATTATGGGCCATGTAATATATACATTACGCGCATTTGCATCCCAAGAATTTGAAATTAATTCTAGTATAGCAATTTCTGGTTTTTTAAGTTGTTTTTCTATAATTTTTTCAAAATTTTTACCCATTGAAAAAGGATAATCCTCAACCATTACTATTCCTCCATTTATACATTAATTATTAATTATACTTATTTTTATTTTTTTTCTAATGGTCTACGGTGAATATTGAAGAAGAAAAAAACTTAACATTAAATAATAAAAAAAATAATTTTTTTTCAAAAATTGGAGCTAGTTCTTTTTTCTTCTACTATTTTTTTATACAGATTAGTTATTATTTTTAAAGCTTATTTTAACATTAATCTATTTTTTTTATAAAAAAAAGAATAAAATTTTTCGGAGGATTGGAAAACATTGCATAATCATAATCGTTTTCGAGTCTATGTCCCACTCACCAAAAACAACCAACAAAATTACACATTAAATGATGATGGAACATTAGACATCATAGGAACAGCAAGTACAACAAGCCAAGACTTGCAAAAAGACATTATGCTACCATCAGCCATAAACTCTATGAAAAAACAATTACTAACCAGTAATAAAAATCTTCATGGAGACCATGAATATGGTTTATTCACAGGTTTACTAGGCAGTATCAACAAAGTACTAGAATCTGATAATGATACTTTGAAAATAGGTGCCACAATACTTTCTAAATATGCACCAGATATTAAAGAAATGTTAGATATTGGAGTTAACCTGGGTTTAAGTATTGGTGGTGCACCAACTGAATATGATCGTAATCGTAATGGTGGTTGGAATGTTAAAAATGCAAGATTAGATGAAATCAGTTTAACAAGTATGCCTGCAAACATGGATACTTTAGGTACAGTTACCACTGCTAAAGGAGTAGTTGAAGGAACATGTTTTGCGGGGGTATGTAATAAAATATTAAAAAACATGGAGACTAAAAACATGACAGATAATAATACTCAATCAGGTGCAGAACCTGAGGAACAATATGTTACTAAAAATGACTTAAAAATAGCTATGGATGAGTTATGGAGTGAAAAAGAACAAGGATTAGTAGAACAGTTATCTAAATCTATGGAAAGTACTGTTAAAAGTATGGTTCATGATGAAATAACTCAAATCCAGCAAAACAATAATGATGATACTGGTAATTCAGAAGACAATGATGGGGGAGATGGTGTAACTAAATCATTTTCTGCTGAAGAAATGGAAGAAAGAATCAATAAATCAGTTGATGATAGGTTACATGAATTTGAAGAAAGATTCTTCAAAAACTTAAATGAAACTCGTAAACCTGAATCTCGTGTTGATTTAAATAATATTCCTCCACACGGGGAAACTAATAATATTCAGAAAAATACTTTCAGTACTGAAGAAACTGCAGAAATATTGATGAAAAAACAAATGATGAGAAATCCATTAATTGATGCTATTTCTCAAAATCTCTAAAAAAAAATAATAAAATTTTTATAAATTATAAAAAAAGAAGGTTTTTAAATATGAATCTCGATGAAGTAATAAGCAAAGTAGCAACTCATTCTGCAGAAATAGATGAGTTAAAAAAAACATTTCAACAAGTAAGTGATTATCCTAATGCGATGCAACTTGAATATAGTGATGTATTGCAAACTAAAACCTTTGAGAATGCACCATTACTCAGATATTTAGAAAGTAAAGGGCAAGTATTTGATAATAAAGCAGCTCTTGTAGGATATTTTGAAGAAAAAATGGAAGTTGATGATGTTAAATGGATTGGTGAATTAGATGATATTCCAGATGCAGCTCCTGAAAAAATTGCTGATGTAACTGACAAAATGAAAGCATTAGTTGCACCAATCGAAGTTTCCATGATGGCGCAAATGGGTAATAAATATATTGATCTTCTTGCTCGTAGACAAGAAAAAAAATTTATTGATGTGAATAATAAAACAGATCTTGCAATACTTGAAGGAACTGGGGATAATACCAGTAAAGATTTCAAAGGTTTATCTTCAACTATTAAATCACATAGTGAAGATTTAAAAGGAGCACCTATTACTGAAGCTATTATTGATGATATGCTTGAAGATTTAAATAATGATAACAGTAATCCTGATGTTATTGTTTGCAGTTATGGTGTTGCTAAACAATTAAAAGCATTAGTTGCACCTTATAGAAGATTTAACGATAAAGTGGATATTGGGCTTGGACATAGAGTTACTACATATGAATCTATGTTGGGTACTGAATTACCTATTCTTGTAGACCGTAATTGGGATACTAGTAAAGGAGATAAATTAGCAATTATTGATTCTACTACTGTAGAAGTTAGAAGGTTAATGCCTCCTACTTTGATTACTGATTTGCCAGTGAATAAGTTAGCTTATAAGAATGTTGTTGCAGCATTTCTTACTATGTTGACTAATGGTGAGTTTAAAGATGGTTTGATTACTGGAATTGGTGCTGCTTCAGATTCTCCCTAATCCTGGAGGAGATCCTGAAACATTTGATTTAACATTTAATGTGACTGATGCAGATGGTGCTGTTGAAGGGGCTAGTGTAACTGTGGATAATAAGACAGGTACTACTGGTAGTGCTGGAGGTTGCACTATTAAAGGTGTGGCTAAAGGTGAACAAACTGTAGTTGTCTCTAAAACAGGGTATAATGATTATTCTTCCAGTATTACAGTTTCCGCGAATGATACAGTTAGTGTTGTTTTAACTAAAGGATAAAAATTTGTTTTTATTCTATTTTTTTTTAATTTTTGATGTGAGTTTATTTTTATGATTGATGAAACAGATATTCAGCAAATATTAAAAACAGATGGTTTTGAATTGTCTGATGATGATTTCCAATTGCTTTTGGAGATTGTTAAAAGTCAGATTAATCAAGGTTTAGATGTTCCTATTGAACCGGTTAGTTTTACTCAAGTTGAAAATGGTTTCAATGATGATAAATTATTAGTAGACATGTTTCCCATTGATGAGATTCATTCTTTAAAAATAGGGGATTCTATTTTAATTGAAGATAAGGATTATAATATTGATTATGATGATGGTATATTATATTTTAATAGAACTTATAATGGTTTTTTAAGGTTAGAATATAGTGCAGGATTAACTACACAAGAATACTCAACACACATAGTACCTTTAATCATCAACATGTTAGAATACAATTTAGACAATAGCTGGGATAAAAACGCATCAAGCATTAAAGAAGGAGACATAACAATAAGTTATGATACCAGTATTGGCAAAGGAGCTTTAATACAAAAAACATTAAACGATTTAAACAATCGTTACTCAACATACATAAGGATGCTCTAAGACTATGATTCCTTTTTTCAAAAATACAGATGTAGACATCTACACCTACAAAGGTTTAGATGAATATGGAGATAAAGAATATGTTTTCCGCAAAAGCATAGAAGCGGATATACAACCATTATCTAATGAATCAAGTATGCAGATATTCGGTAAAATACTGCAGGATACTTATAACTTGTATATTTCTATTCACTCACAATTAAATGATACAGACCATCTCTTAATACATAATGAATGTTACGAAGTAATAGGCAGTATTGAGGAATGGAATCACATTCTTAACTTTAAAAAAGTTGTGATAAGGAAATTAAGGAAAAAATGAAGTGTGTAAATATGCTATTTGGAATGGATATTAGTTTTAATCCATCATACTATCAAAAATTAGGTTTGAAAGGTAAAGGTTTCCAACAACCCCTGGAAAATACTTTAGACCATGGTTTGCATGATGCAGAAACAATTATTAAACGAGAAGTTCCAAGACCTGGACATTCAAGGTCCACTACTGGTTATAAACCTACAGGTAATCTGCAAAGAACTATCAGTAAACATAAGCCTAAACCATTAACTGGTGAATTAAGGTCAAAAGCAACATCAAAAAATGGTGATCATTATTGGGTTTATGTCCAGTGGGGTACTTGTAAAATGCCTGCGAATCCTTTTGTAACTCGTACAGCCAATCAAGTCGCACCATTATTTAAACAATATTTTCATGAAGAATTAAGTAAAGCTGGATTGTTAAAATGACTTTAATGGAAAATGCTTTTTATAACTTATTAAACAAGCAAATACAATATGAGTCGATTGTACCTATAATAAAAGGTTATGCTGAAATAGATTCCACACCATGCATCACCATACAAACCGCTGATGAAACATTTGTTAAAAGAAGATATGTTGAAATAGACAACATTCAACATATCCAGAAACAATATCAAACCGATGTGTGGATTAATATTTGGTGTAACTCAAATAAACAAAGAATTAACATTATACAACAAGTACAAAACAGGATATTGCAAGCTGAAGCTAATCATTATTCAACTTGCAAAAATTATAATATGCAAGATAAATCTTGCGAAGTTTTAAATGATACTTGTAAAGCATTAACTAAAAATAAGCATAGAGCACATAAAAACCAATGTCCCAATCTTGATATTTACACTTCTTTTTTTAAACATTATCATATTATTAAAAACACTTTTTCCATCAACAGTATAACGGATTTAGATGAATTAAACATTCATGAACCAGTATTACGTTCAATTTTAAAGTTAAAAATGAATTACTATTCTTATTATAAGATTGGTGGAGAAGTATATACTCAATTAGAAATTGATGAGGAATTATTATGACAATTAAAAACGAATCAAAAAATAAAAATAATAAAACTAGTACTGCTACACCTAAAGAAATCTTGTACGAAGCAGTACAAAAAAATCCAACCCGTAATTATATTATTATGGGTGCTTTAACTCAAGCAGGATTATACAATCAGTACAAACAAGAAGAAACTATCTATGGTGTTGAAAACATTAAACCATCAATCACCACTGATGAATTGAATAAAATAATTAAAAATTATATTGGAGAATAGAAACTATGAGCATAAATGAAACTCCAAAAGTAAGATACTTTGAATCTGACAGTAACCCAATATTATCTGGAGTAGGTGCAGAAATACCATGTTTCATTGGAATAACTGGTAATACCACACCTAAAACTGGTATACAGAAATTTAAAAACTTCCAACAAGTCTACAAAACTGTAGAAAATGGAGGTATTGGTACTGACTTAGAAAACAATCAATTATTAATTACAGTCAATGACTTTTTTAAAGAAATAAAAAAATCCAATAGTGATGATATAACTGTACCATATATTTACATTATTGATTTAGGAGCTGCAGAAGTAAGCACACCAAAACCTTGGTTAGATGCAATGAATGAAGCTAAAAAGAAAAGAGAAATACAAGTAGAATCTTATGTTGGTTTCAAAAAAGAAGATACTGCAAAAGACATAATCAGTATCATGAATTCTGCAATAGAACTCATTAAACAAGATTCAGAACATGGAAACCCAAGAATAGCATATTTCACAGTTATTGGTGCAAATGATGAAGAATTAAAAACATATACTGATGATAGTCAAGAAAACTACATTCAAAATACTAGAGCAGTATTAATGCCTGCTGAAGATTTCGGTAAAAATGTAGCTAAAGTTTGCATCACACCATACTATGAAGAACCAGGATACACTGATTTTAGAACCATCACTCCTGGAAAATATAGTAATAGAACTCGTGAAGAATGTGATGAATTACAAGCTGCAGGAATCACTTTTATCAATGATGAATTAGCAGCATCTGAAATACACCCAAGAATTAACCTTGCAGTGTCCACAGCTTTTGCAACTACTCCTGATAATCGTCCTAATGATTCATTGATTCATGCACGTAGAAATGTTGATCAACTTGTAAGAGAAGTTTATGATGCATTATATGTGCAACTCAAAAGAAATGAAACTGAAACTAATCTCAGCTATCTTCAATCAGATATTGATGTGATAGTTGATAGGAAGATAAGTGATGGATATATGATGAATGGTACTGAAATTAAAGTAGTTGAATCTGAAATCAACCCCTATGACCTTAAATGTGAAGGTGTAGCAGTACCTGTAAACAGTACTTTACTTATTGGTTTTAGCATGTACATTGAATCACCTAACGCAACCGTAGGAGGTAATTAAGTATGAGTATAACAATAAATCCTGATGATAACACATATGACCTTGGTGAATTAAGATTAGATAAAGAAGTTATTGTTTGTGAAGATTTTAATGTGGAATTCAGTAGTGAATCTGAAACTCGTCCAGCCACTAACAGTCGTGACCCTGTAGGTTACAAAGGAGGTAAAAACGAGTATAAATGGGAAGCTAATGGGGTTTCCCCTGAATTCTTCAGTATGTTGAGAGAATATCAAAGAAACAGGAGAAACTTCCCTATTGGAGTTTTTAATTTTAATGATGATGGGGATTATAAGGAATTGTTCACCTTGTTACATTGTCGTATTGATTCCTGCACACCTACACAGGAAGATGAAGGAATGAGTATTGATGTATCTGGTATTGCATTAAGTGTTAAGGATAAGAAATAATTCTTATCCATATTTTTTTTAGTTATGGTACAGGTGTATTTAATATTAGGTTCGATTCCTAAACATAACAATTTCATAAAAAAAGGAGATTTATCATGGTTAGTGAACAAACAACAAAATTTTTATGGGACGTTAAATTCCCAAACGAATGCAAAGAATTACCTTATGATTATTTAACAGAACACGAGCAAATATTAACGGATAAATGTGTTAATCATGAAACATTAACCGAACAAGAACAAAAAGAATTAAAACAATTATTACACGATTACAGACCATACTTCAAAAAATACAACACGGAAGTAGCGGAACAAAACATTGAAGCAACACAACAAATCGTGAAAACACAATCACAACTACTTGAATTAATACATGACAAATCACAATATCGTATAGACATGAATTACTATATAAACGGTCAGAGATTCCTATTACAAATGAGGATAAAACCTTACACTGACAAACAATACCTTGAAGGAATGGGTACACAAATGGGATTATTCCGTGATTTAAACCGTGATGAGAAAAAATTAATCGCAAAAGCAGAAACAAAACAACCAATGAGTCCTGAAGAACATAAAATGTATCAGGCATTATCCGATAAAATCATGGAAAAAGCTTATGATTTAGATAACAATTTAAAAATCATCAATGAATTTCTTGCAGACCGTATGGAATTCGTAGATGATCCTGAAAAAACTTTCGAAGAAAACCTTCAATTTTGGGAGCAAATAGATTTAGATACTAAAACAAGTTTATTCCATGAGGTCCGTGGCAGGTTAAAGTTAAATGATACTTTCACGGAAGAATTATTTCCACCTGTTAGATAGTTTTATCGGTGAAGTTTATTTCCGTGTTAGTAAACATTTACATATTCCTATCAGTGAAGTGATTTATAAAAGGAATGATTTAGATATTATGATGTTAATGCGGAAGTATGGTATGGAAATAAGACACGAGCAAGAGCAAATCAGAGAATTAAACAAGCAAAGAAGAAAAAATAATAGGTGGTAAAAAAAGTATGGCTACTGCTGAAGAAATAATGCTAACATTTTTTGGGAAAGATGAGGTAAGTAATGTTGCAAAAAATATAGATAAAAATGTTCAAAGCATGGGTAGTCGTGCTTTAACTGCAGGAAACGATATTAACTCTGGTTTACTACAAGTAAGTTCTGGTTTAGACAGTATGGTGTCTAAAGTAAATGGTGGGAAAACCGCAATGGACAACATCTTCGGAACAAGCAGTAAAGCAGAAACAAATAGTGTACTATTGAAAATGATGAGTAGTACAAGTGAAGCTGCAAGTAAATTAAATCAACATGTTGATGATGTTACTAACAGTAGCCTTGTTAGTATGCAAAGTTTAATTCCTGCAATGAATGCTTTCAAAACCGCGACAGGTGCAACAGACCAACAGATTTATGATGCTACAGAAGCAATGGCTGGTTTTGGTGCAAAAGTTTTAGCACAAACTGGAAGTACTGAGTTAGCAGAAACCGCAATGATGGATTTAAGTAAAGGTATTAAAGGAGCCTGTGCAAGTCTTGACCAATATGGAATCACCGTGGATGCTTTAAAAAGTACTGGTTTATGGGATGGTGATGAAAACGATATTGAAGGTTATATGGCAGCAGTACAACAATTAACTGGTGATACTAAAGAGTTAATGGAAACTAATGAAGGTTTAGACAAGCAATTAGAGAAACAGTTCAGTAGTGCCGGTAAAAAATTAGGTAATGAATTCCTACCTGGAATTAAAGATGCTAAAAGAGCATTAATTGATTTGAACAAAGCTACTGGTGGAAGTTTGTTCGCAAGTATGCTTGGAGCTACTGCTGTAGTTGATACTGCAAGTACATGGGGTCAAACCATTACTAATATGGCCAATGGTGTTAAAAATTTACAAGAAGGTGTTGGAAAGCTTAAAAGTGTTTGGAAGTCTGTGACATCTGCAGTTAAAGGAACAGAAGCAGCTGTTGAAAGTGTTGCTGATGCAACTAATACTGTTAGTAATGTGTCAGATATTGCTGCAGGAGGAGCACAAGTGGCTGGTGGAGTAACAGAAAGTAAAGCCAGTATTGGAGCCACAGGTGCGGAAGTAGGATTAAGTGCATTTGATACATTGAAAAAGGATAACGATAAATATCGTAAAGAAGCAGGAACCTTATTAAAGGATTTGGAAAAAAATGGAGAATTAGGAAACAAAGTACAAAACACCTCCAACAAAGTATACTCAAAAGATTTGCTTAAAAGTCCTAAAGGGATAAAAGACCAAGTTAGTGACGGTTGGGATTCCAGCATTATTAATAAGATAAAAAACTATTCTAAAAGTCAGGAAGAAATTTCAGATGCATTAGATACTGCTATTGATGGTGTTGATATTGTAGCAGATAAAAGTAAAGATATGAAAAAATCCGGACAAGCAATAGAAGGTTTAGGTGAAGTTGCAGGTATGATACCAGCAGGAGTTGGTGCAGAAGCTGCGGCAGGAGCAACTGAAGCAACAGTAGCAAGTGCAGGATTATCCGGATTGGGAGCAAGCATATCCTCGATGTTAGCACCATTATTAACTATTGCAGCAGTAGTGGCAATAATGATTCCTGTAGTTGTTGCATTAGCTGCAGAAGCATTAATCTTTATCAGAGCATTAGCAGAAGTATTTAAAGCATTAAACTTCGATAAATTGGATTTAAGTGGGGATATTGATGGTTTGAAACAAATAGGTGCTGCAATATGGGAATTATGTAAAGCAATGGCGGCAGTAGTAGCAACTTCATGGTTAACAATGGTTTACCAAGGAATATCTGCAATAATGTTATTTAACGATCCAATTAAAGTTGCTGTTGATGAGTTGAAGAAAACTGCAACATTGGTTAAAGGATTCGCAGACATAACTATTCCTGAAAATGTTCCAAGTAATCTTCAAGCATTAAGTACAAGTCTTGGAGCAGTTGCTAAAGCAATGTGGAGTCTTGAAAGTGTTGGAGTATCAGTATTAGCAGGAAGTGTACTAACCTTAAATGGTTATTTAGGAACATTATCACAGAACCTTGCAATAGCTAAAAAAGAATTAACAGAATCAGCTAAACAAATCAACAGTATGAGTGACTTGGACACTATTGATGAGGGTGTGGCAAGCAAATTAGAAGCTGTAACATCATCTTTAGCAAATGTAGGGAAAGCAATGGGAGCATTATCTGATGTTAATTGGGACATTAACATGGGAAACATTGTAAACCTTGGAGGAGCATTTGGAACAATCACAAGCCACTTGGAAGATGCTAAAGATGAAATCATCAAAGCAGCACCTGTTATTAACCAATTCAGTAGTCTGCCGGATATTGATCAATCTGCAGGTGAGAAACTTAAAAAAGTTTCAGATGGAATTAAAAATGTTGCCGATTCATTGAAAAGTTTAAACAGTTTATCAAGCAGTATGGGTGGAGATAATGGTGCATTAGGAACAATCCTTAAAAAATTACAACTTGGTGAAAGTATTCGTGCAGCTAAATCTGCTTTAACTGATGCTGCAAAACAATTACAAGGTTTAAATGATTTACCTGATATTCCTGATGGTATTAAAACAAAATTGTCCAAAATAGGAAGTACAACTGCAACTGTAATCAATACATTAAAACCTTTAACAAATATTCAGAATATGAATGTGAATAGTGCAAGTATTGCAAGTAAAGTTGCACAAGCAAGATATGCGATAAGTAATAGTGCAATACATCTCGCAAGTTTATCCGGCATTAGCACAATACCTGATGATATTCCTACAAAATTATCTAAAGTAGGCAGTACAGCTGCAACTTTGATTAACACTTTAAAACCATTAACAAGTATTGCAAATAGTGAAGTAAACGCAGGAGCAATTAATACTAAAGTTGCACAAGCAAGATATGCAATCAGTAATGCTGCAACACATATTGCAAGTTTATCAGGTATCAGTACAATACCTGAAAATATTGGTGAAACCTTAAATCGTGTAAGTACAAGTGCAAGACAAGTAGCAACTGCAGCAACTAACCTAAATACCATACCAGTAGTAACTGCCACTTCCGCGAATATCATGTTAGCCGTAACTGCGATTAAAACTGCGATAATGCAGTTAAACAGTCTTGCAGGAACAACATTAAATGGAGGTATTGGAGCATTGTTAACAAGTGTTACAAATGCTTTAAATCAATTAAAAACCACTTTATATGCAATGAGTGGAGGATTCTATAGTGCAGGAGCAAACATAGGATTATCAATTGTAAATGGGGTGAATACTGGATTAGCACCATTATCCAGCATCACTATCGCTCGTGTAGCCTCAGCAACAAACAGTGCCGTAGGAACTGGAAGAAGTGGAGGAGCAAAAATAGGTCAAGCAGTAACACAAGGATTCAAACAAAACTTGAAAATGGCTCAAGCAATGAAACAAGAAATGAGTTATGTAACACAAGCCGTAAACAATGGTATAAGTGCAGCTAAAACTGCAGCACGTAATGGAGCACAAGATGTTGTAGCTGAATTTAAAAGAGGTATTGAAACAGGTTCACCTGGGGCTATGGCATGGGCTACTTATGATGAAATGAATTATATTAATGATTTCATAGTATCAGAAGGTAAAAATGTTGTGGCAAGTGCTAAAAGATTAGGGCAAAATATTGTAACTGGTTTTGGCAATCCAAGTTTAAATGTGGGTTTAGGAAATGTTCCTACCGATTATAATCTTGAACAATTACACGGAATGGGAACATTAACTTCAACTGCACAATGGGGTAAAAGTACACAGAATGTTGAATTACATATTCATGAAGGTGCAGTACAATTAGATGCAAGGAACTTAACTACACGTGAAAGTAAGCAAATCATGATTAATGCACTTGAAGGATTAGATGCTGTAACAAATATTAACATAAAAGGAATAGGGGCATAAATAGTATGGGGATGTATAGTGACCTTCGTGAAGGGGCAGAAGCAAGTATTGAAATAGATGGATACCCATTCTACCCTGAAGAAATAACTTCCCAAGAATCATATAATCGTAGAGAATTAAACAGACAATCCATTCTTGGAGGAACTGAAAAAGTAACACGAGGAAAATATGTTGTAAGAGAATTTAGTTTCACCACCACAATTTATATTCCTGACGGACACCCTGAAACCTACGACACAATCTTCCAAAATATGGTAAGCAAACCATGTGAGGTAATAAGCCCTTATATGGGAGGTAAATTTGATGCTGAAGTACATATACAGAAAACTGCAAGTGAAGCATCACCTAACCATCTTGAATTAGAAATCACAGTTAAAGAAATACCTACTGGTGAAAGTATGATACCTAATGATACTTTCATAATACCTGAAGACAAGTTGGAATCTGAAGCGGATCGTATTGCTCGTGAAGCCAAAAACAAAAAATAATGGAGTGTATTTTTCTTGGTAATTAATCATTTCACAGAAGTAGAACAATACAGAATATATCGTGTATTGCTGGAAGTGTATAAGACAGATGAAGAAAACTGGGAACAGTACATTCCTTTAAATGGTTCTGATGAAAAAACAGATAATGAAACAAAAGAAACATTAGAAAATACTTCTAACGATGATGAAGATGATAATTTCACAAAAGGATTCTCATTACATCAAGGAAAAATCATAGAAACATATTACTATGGGGAATTCACTCATGTGGAATGGGAGTTGGATTATGAAGATATTAATGCTTCAGCAAGTATTAACATACCTGAAATTAAAGATTTAAATCGTTTTTATAAAGGTGTAAGGTTAAGTTTGTATTCAGGTGCTGAAAGTTTAGGCAAACATCGTACTTTTAATAAACCTATACGACCTAATTTAACTGGTTTTATTACTGATGAGTCTTTTAATGAAAATGGAATGAGTTTGAAGATTTCTGGAATGAGTAAATTATTAGAACAGAAGTATGAATTTAATTTTACTCAAATGAAAATATCTGAAATCTTAAAAGAAATGATTAAAACAGCAGGTTTAGAACCAGCAGTTGATGCCACAGGTTTAGATGATCAAGTTATTGATTATAGTAATGTTTCATCAGATGGTGAAAGTAGTAGTGTTGATAACAGTAATTTACCTGCAGATGCTTGTAAGTTTGCTAAACAATTAACAAAAGGTAAAAAAGGACAAAGAGCAAAAGCAGAATCAATTTACAATTGGATTAACAGTAATTTCCCTTATAAAGGATATGAAAACAGCCATTACAACGAACAAAACATTTACAGTACTGCTAAAGCGAATATAGGAACACGAATTTTTAATTGTTGCGACCACGCTCATTTATCAGTTGTTCTTTTAAGATGTGCTGGTTTAAAAGCAAATTATATTCATGTAACTGGTCATGTTTATACAGTAGTATATATTGAGGGGCAAAGAGTAATGTTTGACCCTCTCGGATATGGTAGAGGTATGGGTACTGTTGCAAGTGGATTTGCAAAGGACGGGGCGGAATCAGAGAGTATTAACTTCTAAAAGAAAGGTGTGTAAGAATATGACTTATTATGTTTGTAGTGATAAGATAGATAAAAAAGAACAATCTTACATCAATGCAGTAATCTCTGCCCTTAAATCTAAAGGAAAAAATGCTGTAGATGGTGGAATAGGTCCTAACAAGGAAGCATTAAGAAACAGTAAAGGTAGTGGAGACACTATTGTTTTTATTGTAGGTGGTGGAGCTGCAGGTTGTACATTAGCATCATTTGTAAAAAGTGTTGAAGGAAAAACAAATTATGCACATGCCATATTTGGTTATGCTGGATGGACAAGTAATCCTCATGTGAAAGAACAAGCAGCTCGTACAGAAAAACTTGTTCGTGAACATGACTGTAATTTCTTCCGTAGCTGGATGCCATCATACTATGAGGGGCATACAATTTATACATTCTGTGAAAAATACTCACAATATGTGAGTGTTTGTTGTAGTGATAAGTCTGCAGAAGATTTAGGGCAAAAGATAGCTAATGGTACTTGTGGTAAAAGCGGAGATGACTCAAATGAGGGAGGTTCTGCTTCAACTATTAAAGATGCTATTAAAGAAGTGCTCGCTTATTGGGATGCTGAAGCAGAATGTTATATTAGAGATAACAAAATGTTTATTCATAAAATCAAACCTCCTGCAAAAGGAGCATTGCAAGGATTTACAGATACAGATGGAGTAACAACTTATTTCGAAGTTGCATTACGGTCTGGTGTGAATATACAACAAGATAGTGTTCAGATTACAGATTATAATCCTGACACGGTTAATATGTTAACTGTACATTCTACGGTTATGGAGGATATTGTTTATCGTAATGAAAAACTTATTGAGCGTTTTGGTGAAAAACCTCAAGAGTTAGATGCTGTTAAGAAAATACAAGTTGTTGAAACAGTTGAAACTCCTGCAACAGACACAACAACTACCGATACGGAGATTGTTGATGATGCAACAGTAACTGAACCTGAAACCACCACTACATCCACCACAAAAACTGAGGAAGTTCCTTGTGAAACTCCTGAAGAAGTACAAGCATTCGCAGACCGTGAATGGGCAAAAATAAAAAGAGAAAACGGACACAGTATAGAATTAACCACAGTGGGGTTAACCACATGGAGTGAAGGTTGGTGGGTTAAAGTATATATTCCAGAATTCGATGTTGATGATTACATGTATATTACAAAGGTTTCACAATCTTACGATGGGGAATTAAAAACTAATATAACCCTTGTTGATTATCCTCCAGGGTTTGGTGAGTTGAAAGAACAAGAAACCTCCAATGATGAGGAAACAGTAGAAACAAGTACGGAGGCAACAACATGAAGTCAAGCAACATAACCGTAACTGATAGTAGATTAATGAGAGCATTAAACAATGCTACACAAGCAATAGCAAACAATACAAGTTTATCTGGAAATAACACTCAAAAAGATAATGAATTACATGTGGGGAAGTTAACAAGGTTTTTTTATGAAACACAAGAAGCAGAAGTTAAATTAACTGAAAAAACAGTTACTTGTAAGTTAACAAGACCTACTGAAGGTTCTGTTAATATTTTCTTCACTCCTTTTGCAGAGTTGGAATGGGATGAAACTTTAAGAAAAACTTATTTCAAACCTTATGAAGACATAAGGTGTGTTGTTGCAAAAATTAACAACAAATATTATGTTATTAGTTATTTTCAAAATGATAAAATCACTCCACCATCTATCGCTACAGGAGGTTCATTATACCTGCAAGGTTACACAACAAGTCTTCAAATAAATGGTGATAATGGTGGTATTTATTTTAACACTCCAAAAATTGTTTATAAAGATTGGATGACTCCTGAACAACGAAATGCTGTGCAAACAAGTGATTTAACTGAAGATAATTTAACAAACAAGGATTATTATACAAAGGATGAAATTTATACTAAATCTGAAGTAGATGAGTTAATAAAAGAGTTAAAAGAAGAATTAGGTTTAAAAGAGGGAGGATAATGTATGTTGCCTTGCGATTTTGATGATGAAAACCATCGTATGTTGGAGCAGTAGATGAGTACTATATTCAATTTGGTATAGATGGATTTAAAGTTTTAACAAGTAGTTTAAAGCAAGAAACTGGTTTTAATAATGAATATGAAGATGCCAATAGTAATTTAGCTACTAAAGAAACATTAGAAAAAGATTATTATACTAGGGAGGAAGTGGATAAACTCTTAGAGGAGTTACGAGAAGAACTCACACAATAAGAAAAAAACCTTTAAAAATGTTAACCATGAATGGTTTTAGTTCAACAGTTAACGTGTAATGAGTTTAAAAAAAATAATGGGAAAAAGAACTCCACAAAAACTGAACGGGGGTTCAGTAAAAAAAAGAAAAAACCATTATTAGTACTCATTACACTAAACATTCAACAACAAATCACAATTAGGTTATGCCTAAATGACTTTTTTAATAATGAATTCCACAATAATCATAATGATTACATGAATTATCATTTCAAAAAAATCCATGGAACTCTACTCCTCCATTCAGTTAGTAATAATGGAGGCTTATCTAATTTTAATCTTGTTAAATTATCATCTCCAAATTATCCTTAAAGTTTGGTGGAGTATCTATTTTAAGTTAATATTAGTTAAAACAAGTATATAAAAATGATTATAAATTTAAAAAAAGTATTGTTCTTTTTTTAATGCTAAAGTTGTGTGTAGTAGAGTTAGTACACACAACTCCCCCGTAGCATTAAAAGAATTCTTTATAGAATCCATAAAGATAATTTGAAGCATCTTTTTTTATAAAAAAAAGACTAGAATAAACACAGTTTTAGGAATATTCTTGATTATACTTATATTTTTGTAATATTTAAAAGTTTAGATTCTATTTAAAAGTGGGAGGGGAAATAACTTATGACATTGCTACATGATTTTACAGAAGATGAAGGACACAGATTCTACCAAACATTACATGAAGACATCCTATTAAAACCTAATAAATGGAATGAATGGGACATGCAATTCCATGAGGGGGATGTTGTAAATGTTACGGGGCATGATAGTCTACATAATGCTATTTGCATAGCAATAATGACAAGATATCAAGAACTTAAACATAATCCATTATATTCTGATTTTGGTTGCCGTATACATGAATTAATCAAAGCTAATAAATCAGAAATGGTGAAATATAAAATAGAATTGTTTGTTCAGGATGTACTCCGGAATATGCGTCGTGTACGTAAAATTAATTGGATTGAAATAACTGAAAAATACTCTGAACCGTACAATTATAAGGTGACTTGGAGTGTTAATAGTATTAGTGATGAAACTATTGAAGGAGAAGTAAGCATATGACATACCAACGAAGATATTACAAAGAAATATTCTTTGAAGCATTACAAAATGCATTAAATGAAGGTTTAATTAGCCATTCTGCCCAGTTTATTAAATATATTGAAAATAAACAGGATATAAGTAATTTCTATGCAATGATATTGAGTATTCATTCAGAAGTTTTTGAAAAAGTATATTCTGACATGACCGAAGTATATAACTCTTTTAAAATTAATAATGCAACAGGAATTGATTTAGATGATATTGGAGACATATTAGGTTGTCCTAGACCACAAGCAACACATGCTGGTGTGGAAATAACATTTAAATTACCTAAAGTATATTCCAATCTTACTATTGAAGGTGCAGGAATAGAAGTAACTAGCCCTAACGGAATTACATATAAAACTGTTGAAGATTTGAAGTTTCCAGCAGGTGAAACCGTTTGCACAGCCTTTGCATATGCAACAAAAGCAGGTCCCCAATATGGAGTTGATGAAAACCAATTAACAAAAATCATATCAAGTTTGAAAAATATTGACTCAATAAGTTGCACTAACATTAACCCTAGTACTGGAGGTACAAATGGTTATAATGACAATCAATATCGTGAATTATTACAGCATTGGTTTGAAATTAATCAAAAAGGGAATTACTGGGCATATGTGAATTATTTCAGCCGTACTGATGCTGTGGAAGGATATAAATTAATCCCTAATTGGGACGGCACAGGAACTTTAAAAATTATAATTGACCCTGGAGATAGTTTTTTATTAAATCGAGTTTATGACGAGTTAACCAAAGAGATTACTCAAGTTACAGAAGATATTGTGTTGATGGGTCCTGTTTTAAAACCTATTGATATTTATATTAATGCTAATGTTGATATAGACCGTGTTAACCCTTTTAGCCTTGATGAAAAAGCAGAAATACAAGGAAAAATCAAACAAGCGGTAATTGATTATATGGATCTATTAAAAATTGGTGAAGATTTCATACCTCATAAATGTAGTGTTTATATTGATAGGGATGTTCCAGAATTACAGGATATTAATTTCCAATATCCTACAGGACCTGTTGTTATTTCTGATGAAGAACAATGCAGTCCTGGAGATATTCAAATAATAATGGAGTAAAAAAAGGGATATTTATGCCTTATAAGAGTTTTGAATCATTATTAAGTAAATTCCCTTATTTTTTGAATAAGAATTGGGATAGTAATTTCAGTAAATCTGAACGTGTTTTTAATAGTGAGTTCAAAAAAGTATACAATAATTTATATGATGTTTATCTGGCTGCTAAATTAAAGAAACATGTTCTTATTTGGAAGGAACAAAATTCGGGTTATAATTATGATATGTATTTTGCTGTTAGTTTCCCTAATTTGAAAAGTGTTTGTATTACTGAACATTATATAGGATTAGTTAGTCAGGAAGTTGTTTTAGATGATGGTTCTATTAAAATTAATGAAAGTATGCAAGAAATAAGCAAAGACATATATACTGAAACATTTAATTATGATGATTTTATTAATCATTTTGAATATTTACACTCCAACACATCACAAACAATAATCCCAACAGAAAAATACACGATAACAATTGAAACATGGGATGAATACACTACAACAAAAGGATTTCCAGAAAACCCTATTATTGTTGGTGATGAATATGACCATGATTACTCTCTAGATGCATTTGGTGAATATTTCAGATGTCCTCGTAGAACATACAATGAAGTAAAAACATCACAATACTCAGACACAATACCTGCTTATGACAATCAGGTTACAGAAGATGACTATCATTACATGCAAAGATTACTGTATTATGCAACACATTTGAATGACACTCCATTGCCTATACTTGAGATCTTCAAATTATTTAGTATAACAGATGCACAATTATTAAACCGTGAACGATTATTATGTCGCATGATTGACATAACAAGACATTCTAAAGACGGAGTATATAATAGAACTTGGAAACCTCAACGATGGGAGCATAAAGATAAATGGTGTAATGGATTACAAGAAAACCTATTTTTATTTGCAAATGCTAATAACAACAATCCTATTCAAGGACAAAAGTTCGTATTTGATTTTAAAGTTTTAAACAGTTTGGGTGAAGAAGTTTACAATACTAATAGTTATAATCTTATTGAAGAAACTGTTATAGATGAAACAGAAAAATCTTGGATTATTATACCTTATATTAATAATGAAGTTGTAGCTGATTTAATTTTAGATTCACAGAAAAAATGGAGTTTAACAACAAAAGACATAAACGAAGAAGACACACTGTTTATTTTCAAATGCTTTTCCACAATTGAAGAAGCACAACAAGACATATTGGAAAATAACGGAAAATTTAAAGCTAATCCTGATGATTTGATATCTGAAGAAATACTTATACATGTAATAGGTTGTAATCATGCAGATTACTATGTATCGGAAGATGGAAATGATGATAATGATGGTGTAACTAAAGAAACTGCATTTAAAACTGTGAATAAAGCTTTAAATATGGTTGAAGGAGAAAAAAATATTATTTCTTTACTTGATGGCGAACATCATTTAAACACGGCTTTAATCACTCAAAACACTACAATATTAGCATGTCCACAATTTACACCAACACTTCTTTGCGATAACCTTACTTTTTTCCGCATAAGTCAAGATACACAATTAACATTACAAAACATTGACTTAAAATCAAAATGTTGTAAAATGCATGCTGGTTATACTGTATTTAAAAATAATAATAATCTTAATTATCCTTTAAATGTTCGTGTGGCTGGTAAATTCTGTTTAATTAGTACAAGTATTGTTTTAGATAGTACAGTTGTTGATGAGTGGATTGTGTTACATGATTATAGGATAGTGGGGCATTTGGTGAAAAGTGATGGGGAATCTCCTGATGAATACACTACACAATATAAGGATAGTAGTTGTGTTGAAGAGGATACTTTGAACAGTAATAAGAGTAAAAATAGTTTAACTGGTGAGAAAGTACAATTACTTAAAAATGGAGCAGTTGTTAGTGAAACAACTGTTGATAAAGAAGGATTGTTTACTTTCACAGTTAATAGTGGAGGGATTATTGGTTCTGATAATTATCAGGTAGTGCATGATGAAACAGAATTGTTTTGTAATTCCACATCAGAAAATATAACCCGAAATGTTGTGAAAACCACTCCTGAACTGATTTTAAAAACTGATTTATTCTATACAGGAGTTAATAAAGATTTACAAATTCCTTTTAAAGTTAAAATGGATACTGATACTAAAATAACTGGCGAACAATTAAGAGTAACATTAAACAATGATGATAGTGAGATTGATGAAGCATTTATTGCCTTTGAGGCGGATAATACTGCAGATGGCGTGTTAAGTTTCACATCAGCAACAACAGGAACAAATACTCTTGAAATTAATGTTGAAGGTAATACTTATATTAATACTATAAGTAGAAATATTCAAGTAATTGTTGAAAATATTACTCGTGAACTTGTAGATGGTGCAACCACATTAAATAATGGTTTCTATTTTGTGGAAACATTACCTGAAGACTTTACAGAATATAATGTTGATGATGTACTTGTAACACTTGATAATACTGGTGAACACATGTTATATATTACAGATGCTGAAAATGATGATACTGCACCAACTAGTGATGATGATGAAGTGTGGATTAACACAACTAATAGTATTGATCAGTTAATTCGTGATAAACGAACAGAGGAATAAAAAGTATGATTAATAATAATTGTAAATATGCAAGAAGCAAATACAACTACACACCCTCAGACTATGACTTAATCTTTGATTATACAAGCATACCTGCAAATATCCGTATGGAAGATGCAAGTAACCTGAGTAAACGATTACAACAATGCATGCCTTTATCAAAAATAATCCATTTAAATTTAGAAACAGATTTAAAAAAATGTTCTCATCAAGTTATAATGCATACAAGTATGCAATTAACAGTTGATGATAAGTTAATTGAAGTTGTGATAAAATGATAAGTATACAAGGCAAATATTGCTTCACACAAAAAAATAAGGTAATTTTAGAAGGGCATAACCTAATAACTTTATTGGGCGAATCCTTTTTTATGAACAGGTGGATTAACAACGAGTTTGAACCAGTAGCATCTATTGTATTAGGAAAAGGAACTGGAAGGCCGAGGAAAACAGATACTAAATTAGGTAAATTAAGTGTAACTAAAGAATGCACTACTGCAGTAGATTTAGTAAATAAAAGATTAAGGTTAACTGCAAATTTCAATGCTTCAGAAGTATTAAACACTTCAGAAATTGGTGTAAGTAATGGTAATATATTAATAAGCCATGATATCTATGAAAAAATTTCAGAATCAGTATTGCAGAATGATACTATAAGTAATATTCATTTAACATATGATTTTAACTTAGTAACTGGAGGAATAAGAGGAAATTGGATGCCTACAAAAGCAAACTCCCAAATATTCTATATTTACGAACCTACTGCTGTAGTCGGAGTAGTTGAAGCAAATTCTGGAAATGGATATGCTAAAAAGAATAGTGTTGAAGAATTAACCGGAAATCCAGGAACTTATTATTATAGTGCAAATAGTAAAAACTTGTACATACATCCTACAAATAATGAAACACCTGGAGATAATGAAATAATTGTTCAAACAAAATAAGAGAGTTGATAATATATGAAAGAATGTCCACCAATTTACAAGAATCTTGGTTTAATGAGTTTTGATGAACAAAGAGAAGTAACTGTGCAAATGTTGCGTCAAATATGTAAAAATGATGAATGGTTAAAACAAAACCTTGAAAAAATTGAATATCTCACTCCAGCAGCTATTAGAAAAAGATTCACACCCATCCCTGTTGATAAAAGTAATAGTTATGGTTATAAAATCACATCTGATAATAATGTGATTTTTGATACTGCTACTGATAAAGAAGTGCAAGTAAACTTTGAAGATGACAGCCTTATTGATTTAAGTAAAACAACTTGTTTAATTGAAGCTATAGAACAAGATGGTAAAATTATACATCAAGCAAAAGTTCCACAACTAGTTAATTCCACTATTGATAAATCCACGAGAAATTACAGCCCTTGGGCTGTTAAAGATTCCTCAGGGAATATTATTGGTGGGGATATGACTGCAAATGAACATTGGTATATTGGTTTTGACCGAAATAGACATTATGAAACAAGACCTAACTGGTTAGAAAACCAATTAAACAATGAAATACCAAGTATTGGGAGAGCACAAACATTTAAAGCAAAGAAAACTGGTTTACTTGAATCCATTGTACTGAATATAAAAGCAAGTGCTGGTGAAGATAAATATAATACTGCATCACCTTTAATCGTACAAATAAGAAAAACAATAAATAAAGATGGAGTATTATATCCTGAAGAATTAGCCTGCGATTATGATGGCAAATATACTGTACTGGCTCAACAGGAAGTAAGATTCCACAACAGTAGTCCAGACATTGCAAGTATATTATTTGACCACCCATGTACTGTGAAAGCAGGGGAAACATATGCAATAGTCTTATTATCACCATTATCCCACTATAGTCACTGCTATTGGTTAGGAGGCTGGAACAAACACTGCCATGCGGATGTATACACAGATGGAAATGCATTCTACACATTCAACAATGGTATGACATGGATAAGGTATGGGAAAGATGATGATGTTGAATATCATCAAGGAAAATATGCTCCACAAGACTTCGCATTTCAAGCTCATATTCGTGAGTTTAAAACTGGTTATGATAAAAATAAAGATTATTGGTTGTATTTATCACCTATTTTTAGCAATCCTATTAAATCAATATTCATTTCTGCTGATGACACGGGTGATGTAAATGATCAAAAACTTCAATGTGAATATCAGGTCAGTAATAATGGTAGAGATTGGATTACTGTAGGAGATAGCCACAAAGTTGATTTTGATAGTAATAATCTTCGTAATGTTGTTTTTGTCCGTGCAAGATTGAAAACAACTGTGGATAATGCTTCACCCTTAATTGAAAATATTACTATTTATTTAAGTACTGATATTCCAGATGAAATGTATGTCCGTACACATTATTATCATCCAAAAACTGCAGCTATGCTTGGGGCTAATGTTTGGGGTCGTGTAAATGCACCATTTAATGTTGAACCAACAGTTACATGCGCTGCAGAGATAATAAGGGATAAAGAAGTAACCGAACATTTCATTATCATTGAACCAAAAGATGTTGAAAATTTCACTTGGATTGAGGGCATATCTGAAGATAAATTTAAAAACATTTCAAATAATAAAGCTCATGCTTATCTTAAAGAGAATCAATCTATTATTGAATTATTAAAGCAACAACAAGTATATGTTACAGGATTCACTGATAATGCTGGAGTTTATCAAGAAGGTTTCTTTGACAGATTATATTTTGTTTCCAGTCCAGCTTACCCTATGTTAAATTGTAGCTTACAACCAAATACTGGAGAAACAGTAGTTTACGGTGAATGGTATGATTATCATGTTGATTATGATAATGATGAATTAATATTTTATGATGATGTTTTAAAAAACATGCCTACAGGTACATTTAATATTGTTTATAATCCATTGTTTATTGACCGTTTAAATGATAGTGAAATGCCATTAATATTAGATTATTTCAAAGAAACAATTGAAGTAACTGAAACACATTTAGAATCAAGAAGAATACCTTTAAGAACTGCACCAGTAGACCCTATAAGAAAAGTAGTTTTAAATCCATCATCAGATAACACTGAACTAATAGAAGATGTTGATTTCACAATCGATTATAATACTCATGAATTAGTCTTTGACATAATAAACAATAATGATAAATCAACATTACTTAAATTGAATGATATTATTACAATTGTTTATACACCAAACCTTGATGATTCAGGGATAAGTATAGGATATTACGCTAAAAGAGAAAATATTCGTAAGCAATGTTACATTAAACCGAATTATATTGAGTACAAAACATAAAAAGGTGAAATTAAAATGGATATTGAATCAGAAGTATACTACAAAGATAATAATGGTGAAGTAATTGGGGCAAATGTCTTAATTTACAATGACACTGAAGATATTGTGGAAAAAATCGTGATAGTTGAAGATAAATGTTTTCAAAACTTAAAAGACAAAATAGATAATTTAAACTCAGTTTACTTGTCAAAAGAAGATTTAATTGAAATATTGGCAAATACAAAAGAAGATGTTGCTATTAATGCAACAACCTTAAGCAATCTTAAAAGCAGTGATGTAGCATTAAGAGAACATACTCATACCGAATATGCTCCAAAATATCATGTAGGAACTACAGAAAAATATGGTTTAGGCAGTACAAATGAATATGGGCACTGTAAAACTAGAGATAACTTAACAGCTCAAGCATATGTTAAAGGAGAAGCTTTATCAGCATATCAAGGACAATTACTTAATAATAGACTCTCAAATATTGAATCATCAAGTTCACAATTACAAGAAGCATATACAAAAAATAGTATGAGAATTAAAATTGGAAGATGGAGTGACAATGCTGGTGAAAATGGAACAAAAATAGAAGTAAATTATAAATCCGATGGAATTTATGCAAAGTTATATTGTGATAAATCTGATTTTAACTATACTGATAAAGAAGTAGTTTTAGTAATCAATGGTATTCCTTACATTCGTAAAATTAATGAAAATGGAAAATCTGAAAGATTAGGAATTCTGTTAGAGCGAGGAACTTATGTTCTCACAGCATTTATTAGCGGTTATGAAGGATTAAATCCTGCAACAGACATGAAAATCATAAAAGTAATTTAAACACTAAAGTTAAAATAGGAAAATATGATGGGGGGATGATTAATGTGATTACATTACAATTTGAAATACAACAACAATCTTTAAAAAGAACAGACCATGAATTCCTTGTTAACAAATCTAAAAATATAATACGAGCATATTTTAAATTTTCAGGAGAATTATGGGAAGAAAATAGTGAAAAATATGTTATTTTTAAAGATAGTTGGAATAACAAAACTCGTATACATTTAGATGAAAATTCCTGCAAAATACCAGATAATGTTCTGGAAGGCGACTTTTTTAAACTTGCAATATATGCAGGAGATCGTATCACCACCAATTATATAATCGTACCATTATCAAACACTATTTCACCTCAAAAAAGCAATACTCCAATTTCTGAAAATATTAATATTTTTAATAGTATTTTTGAAAAGCTTAAGAAAAAATATGATGATCTTGTTCTTGAAGATAACAAATTATATTGTTATAGTCAAGGAGAAATCTTGAAAATCTTATCTTTTGAGGATTTAATTTTGAATAATTATTATACTAAAAATTATATTGATAATGAACTGTCTAAGAAATATGATGATTTTAATTATGATAATGGGAGCATTATATGTTTTAGTAATGGTGAAGTGAAAAAACGAGTACCTATTCTATCTGTTGAGAATTATTATTCGAAAGCAGAAATTGATGAAAAAATCAATGAAATCAACAATAAATTAAAAGATTGTATTGTTGATGGAGAAATAACCTCGGATAATGAGGGGATCTATCTTATATTTAATTAAAAAAAATAAAGGAGTTTTATATTATGACTATATCTGTAAATATTTTACCTAAATTAAAAGAATGGTTTATTGAAAAAGGAAACTTAATAACTACCTGGTCTAGTACTGCATCAGATACTAAAGTAGCATCTGAAAAACTTGTAAAAAACAGTCTTGATGGGAAAATTGATAAAACAAGCATTAAAACCGTAGTAAACGACACATTAACCAACAATGATGTTGTTGGTGGTAAAGCCGTCTACGATGAAATAAAAAAAGTAGAAGCAGGTATTCCTACAGGAATGAAGCATTCCGACATTACTGATTGGGATACTGCAACTAGTGGATTCGAGAAATCTGCAAACAAAGCAACAAGTTTATCATCCCCAAGTGATAATAAATACCCAACCACCAAAGCAGTCAGTGATGGATTAGCAACTGCAAAAACCAATGCAGACAACACTTATGCGACAAAAACAGAATTAACCGATGGATTAAACACTAAATTAAATACTAGTGCAAAAACCACAGAATTAAGTAACACATCATCTGATACTCAGATACCTTCTGCCAAAGCAGTATACGACCTATACTCAACTATTCCAAAATGGAATGTTCAAGTAGTCGCATCAGTCGCAGAATTGCCAACAACTGGCACAATTGGAACCATATATCTCATTAAAGGTGATGATAAAAATAAAAACACTTATGACGAATATTTCTGGAATGATGCATCTGATGCTCCAGGTTATGAAAAATTTGGAGGAATTGACATTGACCTAACTGGTTTTGTAAAAATGCCAGAAATAGTAGAGTACATTGAAAACAACGGTAGTCTTGATTTAGCGAATGATGGAACTCTTAGTTTAACTATAAACTAATTATCTCATCATTAAAACTTTTTTCACCTATTTTTTTTCAAAGATCCCTTTTTTTTGGAGGTAATGATATAATGGTTGCATCTTTTAAAACAAATTTATTAGATTGGTTAAAAACAAAAGTATATGTTAAAAATGAAATAGATACAAAATTGCAAAATAAATCAGATATTAATCATACTCATGATATATCAGAGTTATATGATAACTTTGATATGATTAGTGGAATACAGGATACATTAAATGAAAAAGCTGATAAAAGTGTAGTTACCACATCTGTTAATGGTTTAATGTCTAGAGAGGATAAATCTAAACTTGATGGTATTGCTACAGAAGCTAATAAAACAGTTGTTGATAGTTCATTGAGTAGTTCATCAACTAATCCTGTACAGAATAAGGTTGTAAATAGTGCTTTGAATGGTAAAGCTAACAGTAGTCACAGTCACAGTATCAGCAATATTACTAATCTTCAATCAGCATTGGATAGTAAATCAGCAACAGGGCATACTCATGATGATCGTTATTATACTGAAACTGAAATGAATACTAAGTTGAATGGTAAAGCTAACAGTAGTCACACACATACTGCATCTCAAATATCTGACTTAACAGTATCAACACATACACTTGCAAACGGAGCAACACTATACAAATACGGAAAAATCGTGATGTGTGTTTTATTCAATGTTGCTTTTTCAGGAAAAACGGCTCATACTTGGAATAACCTATTTACAAATATTCCTTCTAAATATCAACCAATTGGGGGTACAAATCCAATTTATGCTCATTCATCTGATACAATGTTATCTGTACAGGGACCAAGTATTCAAATATATCCTCCTAAAACATCAGGTAGTGTATTTAATACTTTGGTTTGGATTACTGATTAAATATTTGTATAAGAAAATAGTATGTTAATATGAGCAATATCCCATAAAGGAAAATAAACATCCTATGCATTGAAGGTAGCATTGTTGGTGTAAAACCAATAATAATACTCACAATAAATCCTATAATCAATAATAGTAATGTTGAAAATCCATTTTTTTTATTTTTAAATTTTATTATATTATAAACTCCATACAAAATACAAAATGTGATAATAATATAAAATAATGTAAATAATAAACTTGTAGAATTACTTACAAGACTATAAGAGTCTGTACTTAAAAAGAAATAATTCCATTCAGGAATAATATTAAAAATTAATAATAAGTTAATTATTAGACAAATTATAAATGGGAATAAAGTAATCAAAGCATTCCATTTATTATTGCTTATTTTATAAACATATAATCCAAAAGATAATAAGAATAATAAACAAATTAAAATTGATTCACTTATAAAAAGTCTGTAAAAAGAACTCACTCCCATATTTATTTTGTTAAAAATGTTTAACTCTCCAAATGATGGCCACCAAGTATTTGTTTCAGCAATTAATCTTAATTGGTTGCCAGGGCATAAAAAAATAATTAATCCACAACAAATAATTAAAAATAATAAAATCAGTAATGTGTTATTAATTTTTTTGTAAGAATAATAACAATAACCAATAAGTAGTACATATATTATGAAACAGGTAATTAATCCCTGTTCATGATTACAAGCAAAAAATAAACTAAAAACTAAAATAGCATACAACAATATATTCTTTGATTTATTATAATCATTATTTTGGAGTATGTAATATTTAACTAGATAAAAATGAACCAATATGAAAAATAAAGGCCAGAGATAATTAAGACTAATTGCAATAGCCCCATCACCCATGGCTTCAAATACAGGGATATAAAATATTGAAACAAGAATTACAGAAATTATATTATTTTTTAGATTTGAATTTTTTGTGAAAAATCTTGGAATAATCCAAGCCATCATAACAAGAACTAAACTGTTTAAAAATACCCATATGATTATAGGAAGATAAGATAGAAACAATAAAACAAATTCTATTAAAAATCTAGAACTCCATGAATAATATCTGTGGTGAACAAGATTTAAAATTTGATTTAAACCATTTTCTGTGATTAATGCTCTAAAATAAAGATCATCATTAACATATCCTAATCTAAAATGAATTATAAATAAAGTTACAAATAAGACTATAAAAGGAATTAAAGGAATGATTTTTTTTAATTTTAGAGTTTTATTCATAAAAATTAATATGTGGAATATGATAGTTATTCTTTTCTATTTACTATTGAATTTATTTTGTAAGTGAAACAGCTTGGTTAATGATTTTGTATTTTTTAAGTTTACATTTTTTTTTAAAACAAAGATAATTCTTCAATGAGGATATCTTTTTTTTATCATATTTAATTTATTTTTTTAAGTTAGCATCATTTTTATTTTAAACTACTTTAAAAAAAATGATTTGGAAGGGGGGGAAGAAAGTGTAATAACAGTACCTTTTGTTTGAATGATGAATGGATTATTTTTAAATATTTTTTTTTAAAATGCAACAGAATAAATACTATTTTTTTTTAAAGGAGATGAAAATAAATGGTTAATGAACATATTAGTTTTACAAAATACACTTATTTGATGAATAGAATTGCTTATTGGTTAGTGAATAATAATAAAAAGTTTAATACAAGACAAGTGTATAGTTACATGAATCGTGTAGCTGATTATGGCACAATTATAAAAGCAATTAAAAAGAGAGGTACGAATTATCAACATGACAGTCTTATTGCGGAGTTTGTTGAATGTGCAATATATGATAATAAAAATTTAAGTTTCCTCCCAAATTATGTGTCTGATACTGATGGAACAAAGTATTATAAGAATTGTTATGTTAGTATGGCTAATCGTGTATCAGCTTATGAAGTATTAAATGGTGTTAGTCCAGCTATTGTTTATCTTGAAGACCCACATGGCAACGGAACAACCAGCGACACCACAGACATCACATTAAAAAGGTTCACCGACAAATTTGGTAGTGTAACAGATATAGACTCTTGCTTGAACAAAATCCGAGGAAGAGGATATGGATATTATTATAACTCCAAATATAATACTCAGGAAACTATTAATAAGATCTATAATAAGCAAGGAGTTAATTGTACTGATTCAAGTCAATTATTTTACCGTTTAGGACTTGCATTAGGTTATAATGTACAATTCATTCATGTACGATGTAGAAGTGGGACTGGGCATGTAAGGCTCAGATTGAAACATTCTAAGCATACTGGGGGCTCTTGGATTTATCGTGACCCTGCAGCAGTTTTAAATGGAAACAGTGTTTCAAGTAATTGGTGTATGAATGGTACGATTTTAGCGTATGATCCAGCTTGGATTTTTAGTGATTTGTATCAATGATTTTTTTTTGATGGATTCTACTTTTTTTTAGTGGAATTCTTTATTTTTTTTTATAAAAATAAGTAGTAATAAATAGAAACATTTATATAGTATAGTAACCAATATAATAATAGAACTACAAGGAGGTGAAAAACATTGATAGAAAAGAATTAATTGGGATACTTGGATTAATACTCCAAGTCATCTCAATAATAATAACACTAATGAGGGGATGAAAATCTCCTCACACAATTTAATATATTAAAATTTTTATTATTTAAATTTTCTCAAAAAAGGAGGATAAAAAAATGATAACACTAACAAATATAATCAATGTAATTATAACATGCCTATTCATAATATTAGTAATATCTGGAAGGGATAATCCAAAGAAACTTCCAATTGTACTATGTACAATTTCAATATTGTTAACAATTTTAAGTTTTGCCCTATAATATCAGGACAATAACTTTTTTAATTTTTTTTAAAAATGGGGGAATGACTTATGGAAAGAAGCACAATAAAATTAGAAGTAAGTTTAATTAATAAAATAAAAGAAATACAAGCATTAAACGGTTACAAATCAGTAAATGAAACAGTAAAACATATCCTGCCACAAGGAACAGTAACACCTGAAACAGTAACTTATGAACAACCAGCATTCACATTAAACGATAAGGAAACTTATAAAAATGTTTCATGGGATGAATTAAAAAAAGCAGAAATTGGTAAAACATGGATTAATAATGAAGAGGCAACTGTAATATACAAAGATGAAATCGGAGCATTAATAAGATTTGTTGATGCATTTGGGGAGGTTTATTTAAATTACTTCCACTTTTTATGA